CGGCCGCGCTCGTAAGCCCACTGTGAAGCGATATCCCCGGCGAAGGCGTCGTAGTCAAAGGGCTTGCCGGTCCGTGCCGCGTTAAACCCTTTTACAAACGCGCCCTTACGGATTAGTTGGCGGCAGGTCATTCTCTTGCCGTTGTCTGCATTGGCCATGATCTTGTTTCCTCTCGTTTGTTCCCCTTGGCAGGGGCGGCAGGCTGCCGTGTCGCCGTCCGAACGCGCGGGCGGCGTCATGGAAGTCTTAGGCGGCTAAGGCCGCATCCTCAAACTGGCGGCACCGGGCACGGTAGGCGGCGTTCCAGGCGTCCAAAATGGTCATCATGTCTTGGGTGCTGGCGCCATTGATCAGGGACATACAGATGGGGCATTGTGCGGGCGCCTTGCGCCAACCTCCTTCTGTCCAAGCTTGCTCGGCACGGAGTGCGCCCGCCGCAGTCGCGATCTGTAGGCGGAGGTCAAGATTCCCGGCGTTCATTGGACGATCTCGACCACGATGCCGTCGTCCGTCTCGATGGTCACGGGGGCGGATGTCTCGGTGAGAATGCACCGCGCGTTGTCTACGATCGCCCGCAGCATGTCGCGTGCGGCGCTTTCGTCGCCGCCGTCATAGATAGCGGTTTGCTCGGCGGTCAGTGTGATGGTGGTCATTGTCGTGTCTCCTGACAGGGTTGGGAGGGGCCGAAGCCCCGTGAGGGTTAGTTCTCGCAGTTGGCTTTCTCGTGGCTTTCGCAGATGATTTTGGCGCCCTCTACGAGCCGGCCGTTTCGCGATCCAGGGCAGGAGCAGCAGGCGAACAAAGCGCCGTCGATCACGACGCCACGGTGGGCTTTACCGTTATTGCTGCGGAAGGTGACTTTCGTATCGGCCATGTCTCTGATCCCTTGTTGCCGGGTTGGATTGCCTCGGTAGACAAGGATTAGGCCCCCACGGCCTATCGGTCAACGGGAAAATGCACGGGTGACAAAAATAGTTGTATTCGCCGCACGGACCTATCGACCGCCCACCGAACAGAAAACGCTTGACAGCAAAAAAAAAGCGGCCACAATTCTTGTACTCCCTACCTACCACTCCGAACCCATAACGCGCGGGCGCGGGGGAAGACTTTCAATCCACCACCAAACCGGACGGTGAAAATGGACAGCCCCAACCCCGCTAGACGCGGCGTGCTCCATGAAACAATACACGGGGCTCCCCTGGCCAGAAATGTAACGCAAACGGCTCCCAATGGCTCGCGCGCGCGGGGTGGCAGTCGATGACTGACGTGGAATTGATCCCGCAGCCTCACGGCGGCGCGTTAAGGCCATTCCCGCCCCGTTCCGCGCAACTGTCCGGATCGTCATGGAAGAAGGCCAAGAAAGAAGCTCTCACGGCACTACGCGACATGACGGGCGACGGCGTGGAAAAGCTAAAAGCTCTCACAAGCTCCCCCGATGATCGCGTCGCCATGGTCGCCGTGAAAGAAGTGCTAGACCGGACCCTCGGGAAGCCCACGGACATGCCGCAGGGCGAGGATGACGGGCATGGGATGGTTGATCTATCAGCGTTGACACCAGGGGAGCGCGCGGAACTGAGCGGGGCGTTGGCCACGATCAAACGGTTAACAGGACGCGGGCCGGGAGCTTTGACGATATGACCGGCTTGGCGTGAGAACGATGTCCCCGCATGAGTGACCTACTCGACCTAGATGACCTTGACGACGTTGACGCCGGTTTGACGCGCGCGGATTTTGGCCGGTTCTGCGAGCGGGTTATTGGGGATCGCGGCTACACCATCCAGCCGCACCAACGGTTGTTAATCCGAGAATTGGAGGCGGTTGCGCGGGGCGACATCAAGCGGCTCATGGTTTTTATGCCACCAGGGGCGGCGAAATCGACCTATGCGAGCGAGCTATTCCCCGCGTGGTTCCTAGCGACGCGGCCCCGTCAATGCGTTGTCGGTGCGGCTCACACGAATGATTTCGCCGAGACTTTCTCGAAGAAAGTGATGGCCGTCGCGCGAGAATACTGCGGAGAGATCGGCTATTACCTATCGTCCGAGAATATGAAGTCCTGGACAACGACAAACGGCGGCGAATACAAAGCTGTAGGTATCGGCAGCAACATTACCGGAAGGCGTGGGGACCTAGTTTTGATAGATGACCCCGTTCGGTCATATGAGGATGCACAGAGCGAGACATACCGCGCCATCGCGTGGAACTGGTATCTCGCGGACGTGCGAACCCGTGCCAAACCCGGCATGCGCGTGGTCGTTATCATGACTCGCTGGCATGAAAACGATCTTGCAGGCCGGCTGCTGGAGGCGCAGGCGCATGATTGGCGCGTGGTGCGGCTGCCTGCCATGGCCGAGGATGACGACGCGCTCGGGCGCCAGCCTGGGGAAATGCTGTGGGGGGACGATCCCAAATGGCCATGGGCAGCGGAGGCGCGCGCCATCAAGAACGAGTTCGATCGATCCGGGGCCAGCCGCACATGGTCAGCGCTCTATCAGCAAAACCCGGTGCCCGACACGGGGAGCTATTTCTTGCGCCAGTGGCTGGTGCCTGTCCCGTCGATGCCTCCGGTATCCGCGCTCAAAGTGTATGGCGCATCGGATTACGCGGTGACGGCGGCTGGTGGCGATTACACCGTGCACGTGGTCGTAGGGATGGACGCGGATGGCAGGCTATGGATTTTGGACTTGTGGCGCGAGCAAACCACGGCGGATGAATGGGTAGAAGCATTCTGCGCCCTGGTGCGGCGCTGGAAACCGCTGGCATGGGCAGAGGAAGGCGGCCAGATCAAGGCGTCTGTTGGGCCGTTCCTGACGCGCACGATGCGGGAACGTCGGGCTTATGTGCATCGGGTGGATTTCCCGACGCGCGGCGATAAAGCAATCCGGGCGCAGTCCATTCGCGGGCGCATGGCCGTTGACGGGTTGCGCTATTTGGCGAATGCGGAATGGCGTGGATCGTTTGAGAGCGAGATACTGAGCTTTCCTGTCGGCAAGCATGACGACCAATGCGACGCTCTGGGCCTAGTTGGCCAGCTGCTCGACCGCATGGAAAAGCCGGTGACGCCGAAGCCCGTTGAACCGATCCGGGGCACGATGGAGATGACGATGTCGGAAGCGTGGAAGTTGGCGAACCCGAGGACGCTCGGCGGGAAGAGGGTGCGGATATGATGGGCGCTGTCGATGCGTCTGACGTGATACTCGCGTGCGCATATCTTAATACCTCGCCTCCGTCTGAAGATGGGGTGTGGCCGCCCGCGCCGCCGCCGTCGCTGCTGAGGAAGCCGCGCGCGCTGAAATGTGGGGGATGACCCCGCTTACACCAACCGAATAGGGGAGCTGATAATCTCGCAGATTGCCTGCCGCTCACTCTAGCGTGAACCTAATGCCTCACCTCCCTATCGCAGCCGCGCCCCTTGGTTTCTAACGCGCGCGAATGGGCAAACCCCGTCAGCCGCCGGGCAACCGGTCATTTTGTGGGGTAAGGTGGGGAAAGCGGCACACAATACGGCAGTGACACTGTCCTATCTCATGTGTTATGGCTTTGACCATGGTTGATATCACTGCGTCCACGGACATGATCGATGAGCGGGATGACCTCGGCGACGGGGACCCCGCTCTATGGGCTTTCTGGATGGGGCAGGACCGGATCGCGGGCAAGAAAGAGGACCTCTGGGCCAAGCGCGGTGAGAAAATCATCAAGCGCTACCGCGATGAGCGCGGAAGCACGGATCGCGGTCTACATCGGCTCAATATCCTATGGTCCAATGTCCAAACGTTGATTCCCACGCTTTATGCCCGCACGCCGAAAGCCGATGTTCAACGTCGGTTTTTGGACGAGGACGATACAGGCCGGTATGCTTCGCTGCTGTTGGAGCGGTGCATAAGCTATGCGCTGGATCAATGTTCGTTTGACGACGTAATGAAAGGCGCGGTCGAGGACCGGTTGCTGCCAGGACGCGGCACGGCGCGGGTCGTATATATCCCCCATTTTGGAGAGCCTTTGCCACCGATTACGCCAGAAGCTGGAGCCGAGGGCGATCCGTCGGGAGAAGCGGATGCCGAACCGCCAGAAGCTGAGCCGCGCGAGGTGGTGTTTGAAGAAACCGCGATTACCTATCTGTTCTGGGGTGATTATCGCGAGGGACCGGCCAGGACGTGGCGCGAGGTCCCGTGGGTGCGGTATCAGTCCTATATGACCAAAGACGAGCTTATCAAGCGGTTCGGCCAGAAGGGCAAGCGGGTCAACCTGGACCACACCCCGCCGGGCGCAGAGACGAACATCGAAACGGCAACGCCGCCCGATATTTTCAAAAAGGCGCGGGTGTTTGAGTTTTGGGACAAGAGCAAGAAAGAGGTTGTGTGGCTGGCCCCTGGCACGCCTGACCTGATCCTGGATAAGCAGGCGGACCCGCTTTGCCTGCCAGACTTCTTCCCGTCGCCCAATCCTCTGTTAGCAACAACGACAACTGAGAGCCGCATTCCAGTCCCTGATTATGCCCAGTATCAGGATCAGGCGGACGCAATCGACAATTTGACGGCGCGAATTGATGTGTTAACGCGGGCGTTGAAACTGTCGGGCGTCTATCCTGGCGTTCAGAAGGACGTTCTCAACCGGCTGATATCGGCTGACACTGAAAACCAACTGATTCCGGTCGAGGATTGGAATGGATGGCAGGACAAGGGCGGTCTGGCGTCTTATATCCAGTGGATGCCTATTAAAGAAGTGGCGGAAACGCTGGTGCAGCTCTACGCCGCGCGCGAGAAAACCAAGGACCTGCTTTACGAGGTAACGGGCATTGGCGACATCATGCGCGGCCAGACATCGCCCAATGAGACGCTCGGGGCGCAGCAGTTGAAGGCTAACTTTTCAACGCGCCGGATCAAGCCGCAGCAAACGGAGGTCGCCCGGTTCGCGCGTGACCTGATCCGTCTCGTTGGTGGCGTGGTGGCGGAACACTTTGCGCCTGAGACGATCAGCGCGATCACGGGGTATCCGCAGCTTAAAAAGGTGCCGCAGTTGCCGCCTGCACCTCCGATGTGGGTTCCCGCACCGATGCCACCGCCTCAGATGATGGCGCCTCCGCAACCACAGATGCCGATGGGGGCGCCGCAATGAGCGGGACAATGCCACCGCCCATGCTACCGGCAGGGCCACCACAGGGGCAGCCTATGGCGCCTCCGGGGATGATGCCTAACCCTGCGTTCGCGCAGTGGGCGCAGCAGTATCAGGCTGCGATGGCGATCGAGCAAGCGAACCAACAGGCACAAGCCGCGTTCATGGCCGCGTGCGAGTTAATGCGGAAGGATGGTGTTCGCGGGTTCCGTCTGGATGTCGAGGCTGACAGCACGATTGAGCCGGATGAACAGGCGGAGAAGGCGGCGCGTGTTGAGTTCCTGCAACAGATGATCCCGATGCTTCAAACCGTGGTGCCGATTGCGCAGGGCAATCCCCCGCTGGCCGAAATGGCATCGCAGATGGTGCTATTCGCCATGCGCGGGTTCCGCGTGTCGAGGACGTTGGAAGAAGCGTTTGAGGAAGGGTTCGAGGCAATCGCGAAAATGCCGCCGCAACAGCCGCCGGGGCAGAAAGGTGGCCACGGTCCTGATCCCGCCGTTGAACAAGCTAAGGTCGCAGCCGACGTCCACGGCGATCAGATTAAAGCCCAAGTTGATATGGCTGCTATCGCTCAAAAAGCGCAAGCGTCTAATACGCAAGCACAGATTGCGCAACAGCGGGCGGCGGCTGAAGATCAACGATCTCAGGCTGAAATAGCAATGGCTGGCGCAAAACTGCAATCGGAACACGAGATCGAGCAGGCGCGGATGAACACGATGAATGCTCGCGCGGCCGGGAGGCTGGAATGAACCATGAGGATGAGATTGTCGGATCAGCGTATGACGCGGTGCGGGACGTGTTTACCTACACGGGGGCGCGGAACGGCAAGCGTTGGACTATTGAGATACCCAACAAGGAACTAGACCAATTTGGTCCGGTTTTGGGTATGAGCGCGGCACAGAACAGCACGCGGCGCCGGGATTATCTGTCACAGCGGATGAACGACGCGATGCGGGGGCCTGCCGATGAAGAATGATGCGCGCGATATCCCGATCCGGGATCAGTTGGCGCAGTTCAACGAATGGCGGGCTGGCGTGTTGGGGCGCGAGCGTCCGCGACCCGGAGAGCGGTGGCCGCTTGAACGGTCTGGCACTGGCGGCGATGTAGAAGGTGACGACGATGAATAGGTCTCTCGGCGAATGGGCTGATATCACGGCCGAACTGGCGAACCGGCGCTTGCCTGAATGGCGCGACCGGCTGAAACGCCCGGTTGAATATTCGCGGGAGAAGCTCGGGGAAATTGCCCGCGCTGCCCACAAAAACGGCATTCTGAGCGATGAAGCGGCGCTTGACGTGATCCAGTCCGGCTTTTCCGCGCACGAGTTTGCGTGGAACGTCGAGTGGGGCGCGCGCCAGAACATCAAAGCCACGAGGCACTGATGACGCGTCGCACGTATGCGTATGATCCCGATCTTGACGCGGTGGTGCAGATACGCGGCCCGGGAAGTAACCATTCCGATGATCCGCCGTCTGGCGTGCAGATTATCCGGGACATCGAACCCTATCGCACGGCAGGCAGCGACGTGGCAGCCGGTGGCAAGCGGATCGTAGTTGGCTCCCGTTCGACGCATCGGGCATTCCTGTCGCGGAATGGCTACATCGAATACGGGAATGAGCGGCCGATGGCCCCGGCGCCCGCTGATACGAGCAAAGGCGAGCGGATCGAGGCCATCCGGCGCGCGCTTGGGGATTATGGATCGAACACGCACGACCGTTAATTGCTCATTGACACGACGCACCATGCCATGATAGCCGCTAAATAGGTCAATAATGCTGACCTATTTCGGAGGCTCCCTTTGGCGTTGGACGATACCACCGAAACGCAAGACGAGGTTGTAGAGGCACCCGACGATATCCGGTCTGCCATCGCGGCGGCAATGGATGCAGTCGAACCCGCTGGCGACACGGCTGATCCTCCCGCTGATACGCGCGTCCGTGGTCCTGATGGCAAATTCGCCAAGTCAGAAACCACAGAAGCCGCCCCGGCTGAAACTGTCGAAGGTGTCGCCAATCCTCCGGTTGAAGCCGAAAAGTCCGTCACCGAACCCGTTGCGACCGGCGTAGAACCGCCGTCCAATTGGAAAGATGCGGACAAGGCCGCGTTCAAGGGTCTGCCGCCTGATGCGCAGACGTTCCTCCTATCCCGTCATCGCGACATGGAGGCGGATTACACGCGAAAGACGCAGGAAGTCGCCGCTCTTAAACGCGATTTTGAACCCGTGGCTGGTCTACTCGCGCCGCACTACGAAAATATGCGCGCCGCTGGCCATACCCCTGCCACGCTGGTCAAAGCATGGATGGACGTTGAACAGGGACTGCAAGAAGGTCGGGCCATTCCGATCATTGCGTCGATGGTGAACGGCTACAAGGTTGACCGTGCCGCGCTTGCCGCCGCGCTTGGCTTGAATGGCACTCCGGCCCCCGGCACTGTCGCGCCCCCTGACCCTCAGAACCCGGCCCCGGCCGCGCTTCCGCCCGAGGTTCTGGAAAAGCTCAATTCGTTCGATCAGTTCATCGCGACGCAGCATGAAACGCAGCGTCTTGCGCAAGTGCGACAGCACCAGGAATTGACCGGGCGCGTCGTCAGCGTAATCGACAATTTCAAGTCAGCCCGGGACGCGAATGGCGCCCCGTTGCACCCCCATTTTGACGCCGTCGAGGACCATATGGCTCGTCTGGCCCTTGCGTCAAAATCCCGTGGCGAGGCTATCCCGCCGCTGGATGAACTCTATGAGCAAGCCGTGTGGGCAAACCCCTCCACGCGCCAGATTGCTTTGGCAGCACAAACCGCAGCCCAAGAGGCCCAGCGGCAAGCCGAGGCGAACAAGGCAGCATCGGAGGCCAGGGCC